TCTCAGACATGCCAAGCGGAGACCATTCGTTATCCGCGTACTGGTACATGCCTTGCTCGGTGCTTACTACCTGCGCCGCTGGGTCAGGCTGCGCCATTACGGTGGGTTCGGGTGCAGCTACATATCTAGTAGATAGATTGCCCTCAGCGTCATACTCTTGAACCGCATACTGGATGATGTTGCCGCGCTCGTCATAGATAGGTTGAGCTTGCTCGCTCACACCGCCGAATGGCTTGTCACTAGCCATGACTGAGTACATACGGTCAAGTTCATTTTGAGTTCTAGCTGTCGCAAGCTCGTCCTCTGCCATCTTGCGAGCACGCGCAACTTCGGCGGCACTCATCCTGCTAGTAAGCTGCACCACCCACTTCTGGAACGTCTTAGATGACGGGTCGTCATCTAAAGCAAGCATGTAACCTTGCGTAAATACAGGCGGGCCGCCTTCCACGGGTATCGAGGCAACCTGCATCTCTATCGCTTTCCGAACACCAGCCGAGTAAGTGTCAGACCCTACACCGGGTTCTTCTTCTTTTTCTTTTTTGGTTCGTTCGTACGCTGGCGACCAGTTGCCGTCTGCGTACTGGAATTTAATCTTATTGGTTCCAGGCAGAAGCTCCGACTTAACGATTCTTTCATCTCGCTCTGGTTTAGGCGCTCCAGGCTGGATTGCTTTCACATACGGCTTGCTTTTCTCATCTAAGTCAACCCACCACTTCACGCCTTCTGTACCAGGGCCAAACATGCTGATACCGTATGCCTGCGCATCATTGTAATTATCGTGGGCTTGGCTAGCAGACATAGCTCCTGGGTATTGTCCAGGCTGTGGCCCTCCTGCTTCGCCAAAACCAACTGGGCCTTTGTAGCTACCCAGCCCCGTAAGTTGGACTGCAGGGAAGCCGCCCTTGGTTGTCGTCTTGGACGCAACCTTCCCCATGTTTTCTCTTATCCAAATCCGCAGGTCTATCTCTGGATTACCAGTCGCATCGTCCCATAGCTTTGATTCGGGGCTGTCGGGGTCGGGCCACCCAGACCAGCTAGCATTAGGAACAACAGCGTAATATCTGCCGTCTTCGTATATTACCTTTGGGTCAGCCATTCAAGCCTCCACGGTGCAGGGGAAGGTTCATGTCCCCGTTAGGCCCATTGCCGCCTCTGTACTGCGCCAGCGCGCCGCGCGTACCTTTCTCGCGTACTATGCGCTGGCGTTCTTCCTTGCTAGATGTCTGCAAGTAGTTGCGTCCGGCAGCAGCCCCGATGCTCTCTTGCATAAGAGGGGGCTGTTGGTTCTTCTTCCTTTTAGCCGTCTCGCTGTACCCGGCTACTTCTGCAGCTATATTTAAGACAATCTCGGTGAATTCACTTATCGCCATTATCCTGCAAACTCCTGACCAACTCGACTGGGCCTAGCTACATCTGGTGTGAGTGGCTGTCGCGGGTCACGCTGTGGCCCGCCTCCAGGCGCAGCAGGCGGCATGCCGCCACCGCCGCCAGCCATATCGCCACCCAGGATGGACTGCTCCAACACGTTGGGGCCGGTAGCACCCATCTGCATATCTTGTTCTTCTTTGGCGCGCTGCTTCTCCAGTAGCTCCAGCAGCCCGACTTCGCGTGCAACCTCTTGCGCGAGCACCTTCTGCACCATCGGGTCGCTGCGCACGAAGTCTTCCAGTAAGCGCTTGCGCTCACCAGTCGCATCTTCAAGGCGCGCATCGGCGCTCCAGTATGTCTCACGCGACTTCACGCCAGCCTGCACTTCACGCAGTCCCATCTCTCGCTGCTGCAACTGCAGTACCGGGTCTACCAAAGTAAAGCTCACGCGCACCGAGTAGTCGTGTTCAATCTCAGTCGAGCTTACCTCGTACCCGCGCACATACATATCCAAGTCCAGTACATCTATCAACTGCAATATATGCTCAGCCGAGCGTCCGGCCAGGTGCTCTAGTTGTTTAGCTGGTGCTACGAACTTACGCATCGCACTCGTTGAAAGTATTGCTTGTTGACCCACGGTTGAAACGCCCTGGTCTCGGATACCTGCCAGTGAGCGTGAGTACGTCCCAAGTTCCATGTCTTTGTCCAGCCACTGTTCGGACTCGAACATCCAGCTTGGAAGCTGCTGCATCTCCATGCGCCCGACTTCGCCACGGTTCGCAACCTCCACGATGTCGCTGCGCGATAGCTGGTCTTGCAGTTCATCGGCACTGCCAGTAGTCACCATCGGGTTGAAGGTGGCTTCTATGAGCGCGTTATGTCTGCCTGCTACTGCCTGCGCCTGCGCCTTCAGGGATTCAAGCGCGTGGTCGAGCAAGCCGACAGCCATGTGAGTGGGGTCAATCTCAGAGATGCTAGTGGGTTCTTGTCCGTAGCCGGAGAAGGCGTGCGCGTACGGCACGAATCCCCAGGTGTTCTTTTCAACGAACAACAACTCCCCGGCATCGGTTGCGAGTGCGTGCCAGCAGTCACTCCACCACTCATCACACAGCACCATCTCAAAAGGGTTGTCTTTGATTTCCCATGTGTTGACCTCGACTGGGCGGCCTCTGCCTCTCTGCTCAGCCCTGGCCTGGGTCAACTCGGCCAAGTCCTGGCTCAGCCTATAGGTGTGTTTGATAGCCAGTCTGGGCTCTTTCTTCAGGGGGTCAAGCAAGACCCTGGCCGGGTGAACGGCTCTCGTCCTGAATGGCATCATCGTTTTCTTTCGATGCTCCCAGAGACGCATCCGGCCCTCGAAGTCCTCTTTAGGCTCGCTACGGCCCTTCTTGGGTTTGTCTCTCCGGGCCTGCATCGTAGTCGTGTCCAGCCCATCTTCGACCACAGCATAGCCATAAAGAAGGAGGTGCTTCCCCACCTGCTTCCAAGTGAGGTTGGGTTCCTGAAGCTGAGCCTCGTCCATGATGGCTTTCAGGGCAGGCTCTAGTTGGTCGGCGCGCCGCTTGTGCTCTTCACCGATACCTGCCGGGGCGCGGTGAACCAGTGGTTCAAAGGCAAGCTGATGGTCTACGGCGTGGTCTACTAGGGCGCGCGAACGCATGGGGATATACCAGTCCGGCCTGTCCATGCCATCGGGCCACAACTTGAATGTGCGATTGTAGTAGGTGTCTATCGTCTCCCACTTGGCGTGGGTGTTAGACCACAAATCGCCCAGGTACTTGCGGTGTTCTTGGATTAGTTCCGGGGTAGGCTTATCTTCAAGGGCCAAACTACCACCTCAACCGTACGCTACGTTTGAATACGCTTCGCCAGGTATCAGCGTCGTTGTTCTTTACGCGCCCAACTGCCTGCGCGAAGCGTCTAAGCTGCCACGCAATCCCGACAGCAAGCGGGTAGTCATCATGCGCGCCCGCCTGTCCTTCAATCCTACCATTTTTATTGGGATTTCGTATGACGGAGTAGAACTGCGAGAGCCCCTGCTCCGATGCGATGGTTATCAAGCGCGAGTTGACTGCTTCGATTAGCTCACCCCACAGTGTGTAGCGCGAGCGTTCATCAGTGTGCCACCCTGCTTTATCATCATCGCGGTAATATAGCCGTGGATACCGCATGCCTTGCGCGGAAACTATGGTAAGGACACCCCAATCGTTGTCTTCTATCCCCCAGATGGGGTTGTGATAGCGCGCGAGCAGCGCAACCGATGCGATTGCAAGCTGGTCAGGCGGCAGTAGGTTCGTTTGTATGTCTGCAACCACGTAACCAGTGTCTCTATCCATCACAACAGTCACTGCATCGTCGCCGCCGACGCCGTGAGAGGTGTCCGTACCGGCCATATACCGCTTTCCTGGGTGGAAATCCTGATATATGTTGGCTGTGACCGGGCCAGCGGGCATAACCTCTACTGGATTGCGCACATCTTCCCGCATCATGTTCAATGTGTCGGGGTTGAACGCCGCAATCGTGCGCGGCGGCGCTAATGCTTCCTCTTCTGACGCAGGATATTCCTTCTCGAACAGGCTGTCGTCCGTATATTCTAGTTTTCGGGCGGCATACCACTCATTATCGCGCCCAGGACGTACATTCCAGCCGTAGAACAGCCGTTTGAAGCCGTTAAATGGCGCATCCTTGTACACTTTCTTGAACAAGGAGTTCTG